GGAGGGTAGCGGCCCCCAAAATTGATATATCTCATGCTATACTCCACCAAGTGCGATATTTTACATTGCAGCATATTACATTTCCTATTCTTTATTGTCATATACTATATGGTCATGTCTAACATAGTTTAGCCTAGAGTGTTAATATGTTAATAGATTAGATTACGTTAGTCCAGGTTAAGCAGTTGTAGGTTATCCCAAAAAGGTTTGTAGGTTTCGTTAACGGAGTTTCGGCCGCTGGTGGGGTAGGCTAGACATTGTCAGCGGGGAGGTCGGGAAGTCAAACTGCTGGCTTAAACTGAATATTATAATTTAATATCGTTCAACTTCGGTACCTCTGTAGCACACGTTAAAGTTGTTTGGCGAAGGGTGTTAGTTCTCCTACAGAATGAACTGTTGCTCATTGCGCCAAACTGAGGGCATTGAGGGCTAGCAGGGTGGCTGGTTAAAAGCCGTTACCCTTGGCTAGCACCTAAGCTACAACCATTCACCTATTAGGACAACACAGAAAGGCCTATTATGGCTGACATTAATGACACCATTGAAGAGACTGTTGACGCTGAGATTGTGCGCGTGGGCGCCACTGACGTAGTTGGTGCTATTCAGGGTCTTAACAACCCTGACAGCGCTTACTACTCTTCGATTAAGGGTGACGACTTCAGCGCCCGGCTCGCTATTGCGGCCGCTATTACTTCGTCTATCCCGGTCGACGAGTCTCTCGGTAAGACTATCAACCTTAAGAACTATGTTGTGCAGCCTGTTGAGCTTATCAATGAGGACACCGGCGAGGTTAACACTGCCCCGCGCGTTATCCTGATTGACGACAATGGTACTGCTTACCACGCTACTTCTACGGGACTCCTTTCGTCTCTGCGGAACATGAACGCGGTGCTTGGTGAGCCGAACGTTTGGCCTCAGCCGGTGCCGGTTAAGGTGGTCGAGCAGAAGGGTCGTAACGGCTTCAAGTTCTTCACTCTTAAATTCGTCTAAGTTTTAGACATTAGTGAGGGTCTCCCCATTGGGGAGACCCTCACTTAGTTTACGGGCTCGCTGAAATATTAGATGAATGGTTAGCTATGAATAATGATCTTGAGCTTTTACGCTCTGAGGTTAAGAAGAGGCGTGCGGCTGTAACTGGTAAGATTGCCAGAATGCGGCGTACTATGGGTGTTGATATTGCGGGCACTAGGGAAGACCCTAGGCGCCCGCCTTCTGCCGTTAAGGGCTATAATAAGCCGCAGCTTATTAAGTACCTTGGTCAGCTTGAGGCATTTCAGAGTAGAGATGTTGGTTATGTTCCCGGTTCTAGGGAGGCTCTGCCAAAGAAGGAATGGCTAGAGTATAAGAAGTTTGAAAAGGCATATAATACCCTCGGTAAGGCTTTCGAGGATAAGATCGCCGATATCAAGGTTCCCGGTCTTGGTGTGAACATTAAGCAGCGATCTGCTATGATTCATCCAACTGCTCAGGGTGACGTAGTTAATCGTCCTTTCGTGCACATCGATCGCTCGTCTAAGAATATCAAGGATAGGGAGTCTCTTAAGAAGCTAACTGTTGATATGAAGCGTAAGCTGTCTAAGGATTTTATCCCCGGAGAGATTAAGAAGTCTCGTAAGCAGCTTAACGATATGCTTAAGACAATCGGTAATAGTGAGTATGGGGCTAGGGCTAAGGCGCTGACTGACACACAGTTTAATATTCTATGGAATTATACTCATTTCGCCACAAACATTAGCTTGCAGTATGAGATTAGCAAACTGCAAGCTGCCGGTAGTGAAGATCGCTGGTATAGTTCAGTAATTGAGGATAAGTCTGATGAGCTTAGAGAACTTTTTGATGCAGCAGCCAGCTTCCCTTCGGATGAAGCAGAGCTTGGTACCAAGAAAGAAAAGCCTCAAAGGCGTCAAAAAGGCTAGGCTAGTTTATACCGCAGACTTTGAGACAACTACAGACCCAGAGGATTGTCGTGTTTGGTCATGGGGGTTAGCAAACATTGAAACCCCAATGTATGATGATGTTGAGGTTGGGCTAGATATTGCATCATTTATGGAAAGAATGTCTGACCATAACTCAACTTGCTACTTCCACAATCTTAAGTTTGACGGACATTTTATTCTAGACTGGTTGCTTAATAATGATTATCGGCACAGTACACAGGACCAACTGACTAGGAACGGAACGTTCAAGACACTAATCAGTGATATGGGTATGTTCTACTCTATTACGGTTAGGTGGGATAACGGTCACAATACCGAGTTTAGGGATAGCCTTAAAAAGCTTCCTATGCCAGTTAAGCGCGTTGCTGTTGCATTCAAACTAGAGATTAGCAAGGGTGAGATTGATTACGAAAAGGTTCGCCCTATCGGGTATCAAATGACTGCCGAAGAAGAGGATTATCTTAGGCGTGACGTTTCTATTATGGCTCAGGCCATGAAGCAGGTTCACGACAACGGTATGACTAAGCTAACAGTTGCTTCTGACTCTATGGCAGAGTATAAGCGCCTGACTGGTAGCGAGCACTTTACTAAGATGTTTCCTATTCTCAATGAGGATATGGACGCTGAAATTAGGCGCGCATACCGCGGAGGTTTTACTTACGCCGATCCTAGATATCGCGGTAGAATCGTGCGCGGCGGTATTGTGCTTGATGTTAATTCACTGTATCCCAGTGTAATGAAAAAGTACCCTCTCCCCTATGGTGAGCCTGAATATGTGCAGGGCGAAGTGTTTGGAACTAAGAGCAAGCCACTAAGCATTTTCAGTGTGACGTTTACAGCCAAACTTAAGAAAGATCATATTCCCTGCATTCAGATTAAAGGTTCTTCGATCTTTGCTCCCACCGAATATATTAGTGAGATAGTTGAGCCGGTAACACTCATGGTTACTAACGTGGATTGGGCGCTCTATAATGACCACTATGATATTGATATTTTATCCTTTGGTGGTGGCTGGAGGTTCAGCGCTGTTAGTGGAATGTTTGATAACTATATTGATAAATGGAGTGCTATTAAGGCTCAAGAAACGGGAGGAAAAAGAGAAATAGCGAAACTACACCTAAACAGTCTTTACGGTAAGTTTGCCACTAATCCGAAAATTTCTTCTAAGGTACCCATTCTAAAGGATGGTGTGGTTAAGCTAGTTCGCGGTGAGGATGAAACTAGGCCCCCGGTTTATACATCCGTTGGGGTGTTTATTACGTCATACGCTAGGGATATTACTATTAGATCGGCGCAGGCAAACTATGCGAATTTTGCCTATGCTGATACCGACTCTTTACATTTGCTTCAAGATAATGTTCCTGAGTCGATTGAGGTTCACCCTACTAAGTTGGGAGCTTGGAAATTTGAGTACTCATTTGATGCAGCATTTTATATTCGACCTAAGGCGTATCTTGAACGGCACCCTGACGGCACTTATACTAACCGTATTGCTGGTTTGCCTGAGTCAGTCTCCCGCAATCTAACGTTTGATGATTTAGTTGACGGAAAGGTCTTACATGGTAAACTCAATCCAAAGACTGTGCCCGGTGGAGTTGTCCTGAAAGACATTCCCTTTGAGCTAAAGCTTTGACTTTCTATCAATCGTCCTGTATAGTTGAAGTATCAGCAGGGAGCCGGGCGGCGAAAAACGCTAGGCTTAAATGACAGCACAAATTGCGTCCCTCAACTAAAATTCTATAAAGGAGACATGACATGAGCATTATCGATTTTGAGCCCCCGGTTAAGGATAACCCCTATAAGGAGACTGTTGGCCTTCTTATTGAGGCTGGCGAGGGCAAGGCCTCCGAGATTATCGTTCCCAAGGATGACGCTAATAAGCACCGCAATCTTTTTGCCAAGGCGGCAAATGAGCGCAATAAGACTGCGCGACTTCGCATTGAGGAGCTTGTTATTCCTGAGGATGGTAGCGAGCCGACCCATACGCGACTTGTCTTTACCCTCACTAAGCGCCACGCTCCCCGCCGCGGTAAGGAAGAGACTAAGAAGTAACTTAATTAGTTGTGACGCTGGATGATTTGCTCTAGACTATCCGCCACCTTCACATGACAGATACCTGATATTTGTATGTGATATGCACTCATTGGGTTGAGGGCGTGGTAGCATAGAGGCGCAACCTGCTAGATCATGTCTCCAGTTGTCCTAATAGAATAGGGGGTGAACCTAATGATGGTTCACCCCCTATTCGCTTCTTATAAAGGAGAATATTATGGGCCACTTTGATGACCTTATTAACGGCATTGATCCTGAGGGTGAACTGCCAGAGAATTTCCTTAGTGAAATTAAAAATGCTTACCTACAGGATATTAGTATTCCTGAGGCTAAGATCGGGACGCTTACCACTCAGCTTACCGAGAAAGATAATGCGCTGAGCTTAGCTAGCGCAGAAATTCAGAGGGTTAAGTCTACCAACTTTGACCTTCTTATGAAGACCGGCGGCGATATTAGTTTCGGGCCAGAAACCCCGCATGACGGGGACGAAACCACTGATGTTGATTTTAGTGATTTCTTTAAGTACAAATAAATATTAGATAATTTAATAGAAAGGCCCGTAAATTGGCTGTTGAAGCTCCGGAGTATACCGCTCCAAATAACGTTGATATTCTCAACGCTATCCGCAAGAATGCTGGCCTTGATTACCAGCGCCGAATCCCCGCCGCCACTAAGGCTAATATTCAGGAAACTATTTCTGACCTCTGGGATTACGCCCCGTCGCGTAACGAATTCCTTGATGCCCTTATCAATAAGATTGGTCTTACTCTTATCAAGAGTCAGCTTTGGACTAATCCTCTTGCTAAGTGGAAGCGGGGAATGCTTGAGTTTGGCGACACTATCGAGGAAATTAACGCTGGCCTTCTTGAGGCTAAGGTTTATGACGCTAACCGAGACTATCTTGAGAAGGATATTTTCGGCGCCGAGTATCCTGATGTGCAGTCTAGTTTTCACAAGGTTAACCGTGAGAATTACTACAAGCTTACGGTTAAGGAACCGCTTCTTAGGCGCGCGTTTCTTTCTGAGAATGGTCTTTCGACCTTTGTCAGCAACCTTATGCAGACTCCTGCAACCTCTGACCAGTGGGATGAATTCCTTCTTACGTGCTCGCTTCTTCCGGAGTATGATCGTAACGGCGGATTCTTCAAGATCAACGTTCCCGATCTGACCACTGTTACCGCTAATGGTAATGATGCACGGTATGCTCTTAGGCGTATGCGCGAAATGGCTGGTAACCTCCAGTTTATTTCTACGCGGTATAACGCTTCTGGTATGCCTATTGCGGCCACGCCTGACGAGCTTGAGCTTATCATTACTCCTGAGGCTAACGCTGCAATCGATGTTGAGGCTCTTGCCGGTGCCTTTAATATCGACAAGTCTGCCATTCCTTCGCGGACGACTATTATTCCGAAGGAGCATTTCGGTATTGATGGTGCGCAGGCCATTATGACTACGCGCGACTTCTTTGTTATGGCTGACCAGCGGCTTGAAACTACTAGCGCTGCTAATCCTATTGGGTTGTTCCAGAACTACTTCTTCCACCACTGGGAGGTTGTTAGCGCTTCGCGTTTCGTTCCTGCTATTCTGTTTACTACCGATGCTTCTACGCCTTACGTGATTGATGACTACCCTGTGACTGGTCTTAATGCTCTGGTACTTACTGACATTAACGGTGACACTGCTACTAACGCAGTTCGCGGCTCTGCGGTTATCGTGACCGGTAGCGCAATCACTCAGGGAACCAATAACGCTGTTCGGTACGAGCTTAGTGGTAACGTTAGCCCGCGTACCAAGATCAGCCAGACTGGTGTCCTGCTTGTCTCGATCGATGAGGCTTCTGAGAGCCTGACTGTTACGGCATACGCTGTTGACAGCAGTAACCCTCAGCTTAGCGAGACTCTCACAATTCCAGTTGTGGGAGACAAGGCTGAGATTTGGCCTAACCCGACTGTGCTGAGCGATAGCAATGGTAATGGTCTGCTTGAGGTTACGCCTCCTGCGCCCACCTTTGTGAGCCCCGATATCACGGTTCCTACTAGCGAGGGTGTCACCTATAACGATGGTGCCACTGACGTTAGCGGTAAGATGGTTACTATCACCGGAGCTTCCGGAACTAGTAAGACGATTACTGCCACTGCTAAGGCTGGCTACGAGCTTGCCAGCGGTGCTACTGCTAACTGGGTTTTCACTAAGGCTTAAAACCCAACTCGCGGCATAACTTAATAGTTAAAGCCAAGAGGGGGCCAATCCTAAAGGGATTGGCCCCCTCCGGCATATCTTAAGGAATTGAAATTGAAGGAAATTAATAGTCTGCCGAATAGCAATTACGGTTTTGGCGAGGGCTTTAATTATGCTGTTTGGACCGAGGGCACACAGATTACTCTGGTTAATGTTCCGTGGAATAACGATTACCGGGATATTGTTAGGTTTCAGGGTAAGAGCGATCTTAATACGTATATTGATTCTCAGCAGGACATTCTTAAGATTGACAGAATTTCATACCTTAAGCCTCTAGAGCCTATCCGTATTAACGTTCCGTTTAATTCGGCATACCGATTTAACTATCTTCGAGCTAGCAATCCTTTGCAGCCTATCGCTGGCGATACGCTTAAAGACTTCTACTACTTTATCACGGCTGTTAACTACCTCTCCCCTAACACTACTGAGCTTACTCTTCAGCTTGACGTTTGGCAGACTTTCGGCTACGATATCAAGTTTGGAAACTGCTATATTGAGCGCGGGCATATTGGTATCGCTAATCAGCATAACTTTGACAACTTCGGGCGCGACTATCTTACCGTTCCTGAGGGCCTTGATATTGGCGCTGAGTATCGCACTATTGCTCGCCGTAATGAAATGATTATGGGTAACCGGCTTACTCCCGGGCCTGGCGATACTCTTCTTATCGACGAGTATTTCGATATTCTTGTCATTTCTACCGTTGATATTACGGCTGACCCCGGAACAGTTGATAATCCGCACCTTACTTCTTCTAGTGGCGGCTCTTTTGAGGGTCTACCAACTGGTGCGGATATGGTGGTATTCCAGGGGTACGTTAACTTTATTGGCTGGCTTGCAACTATTGCAGATAAGCCCTGGGTAACTCAGGGTATTATTTCGGTTACAGCTATTCCGAAGATCAGTCGGTACGTTCCTACGTTCCCGTATAACGCTAATACTCAGCTTCCGACCGGTCTTGGTTCTTACGTTCCTACACCGCTTAAGCATAACGCATTTCCTGATTGGCGCAATCAGGCGGAAATTCTTAACAACATTCCAGACCGCTATAAGATGCTTAAGAAGTTCCTTACTTCGCCCTACATGGTTATTGAACTTACTACGTGGAGCGGTACACCACTTGCTCTTAAGCCTGAAATGTGGGCCGATAATGATGCCTATGTTATGGAGCGCGTTACATACACTCCGCCCGGGCAAAGAGTTGAGCTAACGCCCCGACGGTATAACTCTAATGGTCAGGCTATTGATAGCTTTAATAACTATCCTGAGGAGATCATCCTTGCCGGTAACCGTGATGGTTGGCGGGACACTGGCGATGATTCGGGTGATTACCTTGATTTGACTGCTTATGTCGCTGGTTTCCCTAACACAGTTATTGCTAACAACGGACAGCTTCTTTATCTGGCACAGAATCACAACACTATTGCATATCAGCATACCTCCGCTGAATGGTCTCAGCAAAGAGCGTTGCAAGCTAACAGTGTTTCTTACGATCAAGCAACTTCCGGAATGGACTTGGCTAAGCAACTTACAAACGTTGGCATTGGTCAGAACACTAACTTGATGAATCTGCAAAACCAGACTATGCAAGCTAAGTTTGTTCCTCAGGCAATTGGTGAGGCGCTTGGCGGTACAGTTGGTGGGGCCATTGGTGGCTCTGGTGGTGGTGCTGGTGGTGCGGCTGCCGGTGCTATGGCTGGTGCTGTTAGCTCTGCTATCGCTATTGCGGCACAGTCTGCGGCTATGGGTATTCAGGTTAATTCTAATGAGCAAGCTAACGCTATCAATAATCAGGCTGCGAGGGCTACCGTTGACGCTGGTAACACAAACCGTGGTTACGTGCGCGATACCAATAAGACTCTTGCAGACTGGGCGGCAAATGGTGACTATGGTACTGCGCTACAGGCCATTAACGCTAAGGTGCAAGATGCCCGCATGATTCAGCCTACTACTAGTGGGCAGCTTGGCGGGCAGGCTTCTAACTTTGTTAATGGTACAATGGAATTCTCGATTCGTTGGAAGCTTATCGATAACGCTAATATGCGAAGGATTGGTGAATTCTGGCTTAGATATGGTTACGCTATTAACCAGTTCTCTAAGATGCCGGATAATTTCATGGTTATGTCTCACTTTACTTACTGGAAGTTGAGAGAAACTTACATTATCGCGGGAGCCATGCCAGAGACATATAAGCAGGCAATACGTGGTATATTTGAGAAAGGCGTAACGGTGTATGCTCGCCCTGAATATATCGGCAACATTGATATGGGCATTAATAAGCCTCTAGCTGGTATTACACTTTAAGGATAAAAGAATATGGCAGGGAATGGTAACGGCGGCGCAGATGAACTGTACCGCAAACACTTAAGGGGTACACCGTTTGCTAATAACCCAACTAATAACCGCGTGGCAATCATTGAGCGCATGTATTTGCGCATTCTTACTGAGCTTGCTACTAACAGGTTTAAGTGGGAAGGAATGCCGGATTCGGTAGACACTAGATTCATGGAAATGAATCTATTCTATCACGCGCTTGCGGTCTTCTATTATGATAAAGAGTATGAGGCATATTTCGCTCTACAAGGTGCTGGCACAGCATTTCTAAACATGCTCAATAACCCTACAGCTTTTAGGGTTATCGGTAATCAGTTTGTCGGTAAGACTCTTGGTGCTTACAATCCTGCAAAGGTATATAAGGGCGACGAGGCTAAAGATAAGTGTATCCCTATTTGGGCAAACTTTCTCAGGGTCCCCGATCTTGATATTGTTACAATTTATTCTTCTAGGCTTGCACAAATTGATCGCACCATTGAGATTAATTCTGAGAATGCCAGAATGAATAAATTTGTGGTTAGCAATGAGCAGCAGAAGCTTTCCACAACTAATATCAACCGGGCTATTACTGAGGGTCAGAATGGTATTCAGGTTGCTGGTTTT